GTGGCCCTCTTTTCGGTAGCCTGTACTGAATGCAAGTTGGCTTCAGGTAGATGGTCAAAGACGTCGCCATGTTCGTCGAAGAAAACAAATTCAACCGCGCCAGCTGGGCCGTCTTCGATAACGCACCAGTTCTGTTGGCGCATCCCGAGCACTTTGACCCAAAGGCGTTGGCTTATTTGAGCCTCCTCGCAGATTTCGTCGAGAGTTTGAATGAGCATGAATACGCCTTATGCAATCAATTCTGGACGAAAGCAACAATCATCCGGCGCGAATGAAAACTCAATTGGGTCAAGTAAGCATTCATAAGTCATTACCGGATCTCCTGCTGCCAACCCTGCACCACCATCACCATCGCCAGGGTGTCCAATTCACAGTAACGCAACAGCGCCTCTTTGATTCGTAATCTTTGCGCATCCTGCAGGTCTTCAAACTGGAGTCGCGAATAGGCCGTTGCGGCGGCACCACCTTCAGCGATAACTAGTTCATCCGGGTCTTGGCCCGCTGGCAATGATTCACCTATCATCTCTTCACCCAATTCGCGCAGGATTTCATAGGGGTCATCGATGCTTTTACCGTTTTCATCGGTGGGAAGCCAAATGAAATCCTTGAAATTCAAGCTGGGCATGCCACCATCCTCGCCATAGATCGGCTGGGCATAGTGCTGCCGCAGCCAGGCATTGCTGGCAAGCATGGCAGGCAGCACCTTCTTGATGGAGACACTGCCCTTGGTAGCCACATGAAAGTAAGCGGCCTTGGCCAACTCACACAAGTCCACCATGGCACGCTCGCCTGACTTGGTGAGCGACGCCAAAAACAAGCCCAACTCATCCGCATCAGCTGGCGTGCACAAGTTTTCATCTAGCTGCACCATGATCCGGTTCAAGATGGTGTTTTCATGGTGGCTCCACATGAACACCGTGCCAGCGTCCCCTTCCAACTCCGCCTTAAGAGCACGGGCAAATTCAAAGTTTGGAAACACACCAGGATCGGCCAACAAGAACTGGCCTTTGTGTTCGACGCGTCCATCTTCATGCATCACATGGTGAGAATACTGAAAAGCCACCTGCTCATAGGGCCGCATGCCTTGATGAAACGGAATGGCCACTGCGCTGGTCTCAAAGTCGATGAAATGGTACGGAAAGCGCCAAGATGCCATCTCTGTGCGCATGTGCCCCTCGGCTAGCCAATACCCACCCCGATCTTCATCTGGAGGGATGCCTTTGGCCTGCATCCATTGGCGCTCACTGACCGAAAGGGTTTTGCCGCCATCTTTGACATCGATGTCACCTGGCTGCACGGCAGACAGGCGTATCCGCCCTTGCGAAATCAAGTCGTCTTTCTTCCGGAAATTCCACAGGTCCAAAACTGTCCCTTGGGCGAAATCCTCGGCAGTGAATTGAAAAGCCTGAGACCAGCATTCATGAAATCCGCTTCTGAGTTCGTCACCACTTGCTGCCTTGAATTCGCATCTGTTGCACTTTGCACCTGGCAAAGGATGAATTTTTTGGTCCTCAGCATAGGCTTGAGCCCAGTCCTTGGCCGCCTGGTCCAGGTGCTGCAGAAAGCCGTTGGTCCCCACGCCATGTTTGTAAACCACCTCCACAAACTCATCCACGGGCACCTTGGCCAAAAGATCCGTCTGAGGGGTGAAGTGGGCTGCGTCGGCTGATCGGGTCACCCCCACCTTTTTGCCGTCTCTGACGATTTTGAAAAGCTGGTTCAAGCGGTCTTGGATCGCCTTGACCGACTTGTCGGGCATCATCAAAAAAGTGCTGATCTGCGCGCCTGGATACGCCTGGCGCATGACCCACGCCTGAAAGGCGACGTCTTCAATATAGGGGCGCATGCCAGACTTGATGGGCACGCGGCTGCCAGCGATATCGGGGCGGGTGCTGTCATACGACTTGGCCTTGACCTCGATCAGTTGGTATCGGTTGCCGTCTTTGACCAAAATGTCAACACGCACGAAGAAGTTGCCAAAGGCAATGGCGGCCTCAAATACAACCGCCCGATCTTGTTGCAACAACAGCGCCGTCTGGGCCAGAGCGCCCAAATGGTCGGTCGCTTCGACCTCAACCCCTTCAGGGTAATGGCACTTTGCCAGCTCGCCCACTTGGTAGCCCCCTTCGGCCAACATCTGCAAAAAGCTGTCCTCTTGCTTGGTGTCCCGGTAAATCTTGGGCTTGCCGGTGTAGAACAGCTTTGTAGGGCATTCCACTGCCAACTTGAAGCGTGATTTGGTGAGGTAACGCATTGCAGCATTCAATCTATCAGCGTCAATTGATAGCCGCACCGGCAGTTGCCGCCGTGCTCATACCGCGCAACTGGCAGTGCCTGTCGATCATGTCGTCGACTTGAGATGGTTCGGCATTGATGGCCATCAGCATCATGGGTTCAGACTTTGATGCGCCATCCCGGAGCAAGACAATGCCATGCTTGGCATCGGACTTGTTGGAATCCTTGACAGTCTAAAACGCTGCAGGCCTTTAAATTGAGTCATTCAGCCAACGACTTCAACAATGCATCCCGTCCATCTTGGTAGAACTCAATGTCCAGCTTTGTCGCCATTTCATCCGACAGATCAAATAATTGTTTGCGACAAGATACCGGCAGCAATAAAGCCTTGGCCCCTTTCTCAACAGCAATTTCAGCCAGAGACACTGCGTTGTGAATCGGCTCAATAGTGCCACCAAGGGTGACTTCACCGACTACAATCAAACCGCCTCGCACTGACTTTTTCAGCAGCGCGCCAGACAAAGCAATGAGGGCTGCAACGCCTGTTTTTGAACCCGACTTTGCAGCATCAAAGCCACGTAGCTGGACAGAAAATTCATGCGAGCGCGGATCGCGGTCACCGACCAGCTGCATGGCGCGGGCATAGAGGTTTTGCTCTGCACAGCGAATCGATTCTCTGAAAGCCTGAGGCACAGGGTTGTTAAGCACTCTCACACCACTGCCTGGCCCCTCATTCACCTCAAGTCTGAAAAGGCCCGGGTGCTCATCTTGACCGCCAGGGGAAATGGTCCAAACTTGACCGCACTCCAACGGTTCGTCGCCAATTCCACCCTGGCTTTGCAGTTCAGGCGTAGATACAAATTTCTCAACACCCTCTGTGCCGATGGTGTAGCTGAAATGTGTGTTTCTGAACTCTGCAGCGCCAATGCGTTTTTGCTGCTCTTTGACGCGACGGCGAACTTCCAATGCCAACCTTACTGCCCACTCCAAGTCTTCCGGCGAGACCTTGCTGTTGACGTCGGGGTACATCAGCTTTAACAAGCCGCTAACGGTTTTATTTACCCCATTGATGTCACGCCCGGAAAGCGCACCACCCCAAAATACTTGCCCCTGAAGTGAAGAAACACGACTCTGGTTTCTCAGCTGCGTAAAGCATTCCGACAAAAAGTCGCTGACCAAGCCGAAATGTTCTGTAAACAACGAGGGGTTCAGCTTGGGTACATCCCAGCCTGGCAAGAAGCAGTGGATGCGGTCCATGAACGCTGTGTCATCACGCATTTCTGGTGGCAGTGGGCTAAACAGGTGACCTACCCGTTGCTGGTGCTCCACATCCACATCGAAGTTACCCACCAGCACTATGGAACCATCAGCACGGATGCTTTCTTTGCCACGAGAGAATTCACCGCTCTCCATGTAGCCCTTCATGATGTTGACGCCATCCTTTTGGTCAAAGGAAACCCCGGATACCTCATCAAAACAAACCACGTCGTATTGGCAGACAAGACCACGTTGCCCATTGGAATTGTTCACAAACATCCGCGCTACTGTGGCTTTGCCGCCAGAGATCAAATGAGCGTAGGGTGAAACCTGTTGAAACAAGTGAGATTTACCAGTGCCACGCGGCCCCAACTCCACCAGGTTGTAATTGCGCTCAACGAATGGAACCATTCGCAGAAACAGCGCATCCTTGGCCCGTTCAGACAAAGTCGCAGGCTCAAAACCCACACTGCGCAACAACAAGTCGCGCCATTCAGCAGTGGTGAAGCTTTCACGGCCCTTAGCCAGCACATCCAACACTTCACGTTTCGACAGCTGGATCGCACGCAATGACTCGACGCCAAATGGACGACCACCTTTTTCTTGAGCTATGGAGGCGTCGTACTCCAAGGTGATTTCTGCATAAAAACCACCCGTCAGCATGCGCTCATTGTCTTTGACCATCTCTGGTGTCAAGCGCACATCGTTCAGACGTAAGCTGGGCAAGGTGGCAACGTAAGAGTCGGTTTTGGAATCCAAACGAGCCGTGATGATGTCAATGATCTTGACTGAACCAGATTCACGGGCCCGCGCCTTGAACAGCTCTTCCTCTCCGGCTTTGACAGTTCTGGAGCTCAACTGGCGCTGAACAATTTCAATGCCTTCTTGGATTTCAGCTTCATCCGTGGTCGCGCAGTAACGTCCGAGTAAAAACTCCACTACGTAGGTTGGTACCGGAAATTGTCGACTGAAGGTTCGAACCAAATCTTTCCTGACCACATAGCCCTCAAAAGCTTTGGTCGACTTGCTGTCCAGTTCATCGAGTTGCATCTTTATTCCTTATCCGCCGACAGTCGTCGCCATTTTTTGAATCACATTGCCCTGCGCATCAATGACCACCACCACGGCAGCAGCTCCCAATTGGTCATCGTCAATGATGGCCAAACTGGCCTTGCCATCCACCAGCAGCTTGGGTTGCGCCACAAGACTGCTGGATGCCTGCGCGGGCTTGGTCCGAATATCCAAGCTCAAGTCAGCTGACTGTGACGACACCAATCCCGTACACCGCAGCCCCTTCCAGGTCACGGAATCAATGGTGGCTTTGGCTTGGCCAACAGCGCTCGTGCTCGTTTCCAGGGTCAAAACAGGCACCCAACACTCTTGGAAGCTGATGCCCCCATGCGCGTAATCGCTGCCTGCGACAAAGGATGAAACCCCAGGCGCATAAGCCACTTGGACGTCATTGCACCAATCCCAGCCAAAGGTCAGCGGCGTGCCATGGGCAGAATCCTTCAACACAGCGCACCGCCCCCAGCGTGTTTCAGCTTGATGCTTTGGCAATTCTGACTTGGGCAAACCACCAGGCAGCAGCAACCAACCGTGATCGGTCACGATGCGAAACCTTTTCCACCCCGATTGCTCAAGCTCCATAATTCGCTCTACCACCTGGGCTAACTGAACCTCCATGTCACGGGCCAGTCTGATACCGTGTTGGTGACCATAGTGGTCCAAATCCCCAGTCTCGGTCCAAGCAGCACCAGCTGCATTTCCAGTCTCGTGCTTGTCTAAGAACTGCACACCATGGTCTGACAACAATTTTCTGAAGTTGTGAGTTGAAAGCGGCTTGCCATCAGCAGATACACGCGGCTGGAACTCTGTGTCTGCTGGGTCACCGCTGATCCAACGTGCCACGGGAGAACACCACGCTTTGCCGGATGCCGTCACCGAAGGCATGCTGGTCCATGCAGCATCCAAAGTTGTCGTTCCAACACTTCCCAACAGCTCTTGCAATCGTGTGGCAACGTCATAGCGCAGACCATCCACAAAAACAGTGCAAACACCCGCAACGGGTTCTGCCCCATTGGCTTGAGCACCGACACGCAAACCGCCTGCCGTCTTGACGGCGTCTTGCAAACGCTTGGCCGACTCTTCAAGCCAAGGCAAATAGACCGCACGCAATGCCGATGAAACAGCGTCGACATCCACCTTAGTGGTGACTGCAGCCAAAGCGCGCATGGCGGCGGCATCTACTTGCCAGCCCGTTTGTTGGTAACTCAAAGCCAATGCATCGGGGGTCGCTCCCACGGGCAACTGTTTGCTTGCTGAAGCCACCTTGGCCAAAAACTCCAGGGCCGTGGCCAAAGGTGCTTGACCCATGCGCGCCCAAAGCCAACTGCGACGAACCCCATGATCTCTTTCGATCTTGGCAATTTCATCTCTCGCCTGGTCCGGCATCATGGGGCCGCACGCTGCCAAGGCGTAACGCAAAGAAGACTCTCCACCTTCATTTGCCTGCGGATAACCCTCTTGTCCCTCAAAGCCATCAAACAAATTGCGCTGGGGCGGCTGAACCTGAGCCAACAAATCAAAAATCTTCGGAAAGCTTCCAAACGAATCTTTGTACAGCTCAGACACAGCAGCCCACTGGCCCTCTGCTTTGGCCAACTTCTCTGCAGCAACCAAAACACCATCTGCTTCAGGGTCAAAACCAAAATCAGCTCTAGCCCGCTTATCAAAAATTATCCACTGCTGTTTCGACCACTTAGCATGGGCAGCCTCAGGGTCATTCATCCAAACCAACAAATCACGGGTCGGATTAGGGGCCAACAAACTGTTCAGCCAGGCAGCATTGATCGAACGCCCCATAAGTTCAGCCACTGGACGCTCCAACAAAACACCTGCTTCAACAGCTTGAATCAAGGCCTCTTGTGTTGCTCTATCTTGAGCCACATCCAAGCCCAGACCACCATTTTTCGAGGATAGAAAGGCCCCAATGGTCCAGTCTTTCGCACTAACCTGGCTCCAGAAAACACCACGGTATTGAAGTTCAGCAAGCGGTTGTAACTCGCGTGAGCAAGACTCTATGGCCCTCAGTTCAGAACGTCCAACACCGGGCAAATAAATCACCGGAATCCCAGTTCTAGTAGCGTCATCCAGAAAACCTGCTGTGGCACATTTCAACCAAATCGCCGGACCTGAGTGAAGTGCAGGATTAAACGGCCCCAATTTATATACATGGGGCATTAACGCCATCAATGGCGCAATGACTGATTCCCATTGTTTGTCTTTGTCAGGCCACAAAATAACCGCAGGCGGAACGGCAGCTTGACTGTTCACCGCCGCCGCTTTGTTTAAGGCCGATACAAGTCGGTCAAGTAACTTATCGCTCATACTGAAGGGCTAGATGGATGATTCGGCCTGTAAGCAGTGCCACTGGAGCAAATGCACAAAGGGTCGTTTGATGATCGGCCACACATGACACACGGCTCGTAATACAAACGTTCATCCTCTTGGATTTGAGGCGGCCGTTTTCCTGTGTGAGTCCAGAAATAGGTTGGATCTGCTCTGTACATCACCTCGCCCGGGACCAGGCTGTTGTCCTCGCGATTAGCAAGGTTTGAGCGAGCAACCAAGTCACCAGCTTCGTGCCCCCCACCTGATGAACCTTGGCCATCCATGATGGCTGAATTGATCCATCCTGAATGAGCGCCGGGTGTAGCCAAGGCGAACTCTAGATCATGTACCTGTGCAACAACCTGGCCTTTTTGGTTCATTGACCACGCATTTAAATTCAGGACCAAGTTCTCATCAATGCTCAAGTCAAGTTCGATTCGTTCGCGGAAAGGGTTTGCTTTTGAATCAACTTTCAAAAGCATGTTGCATAGTGGCCTCCGCTTATCGTCGGGAAGAACACGTGGTCCAGGGCGATGCGGACTCACGACATTGAACTTACCAAACCCATCTGTTGGATCAACGCAATAAAGCGAAAAACGTTCTTTACGCTGCTCACGCTCCAAGGGCATTTCTACCCCAGCAGTAAGAAGAGGCAAATAAGAGTTACGCGCAAGCGTCAACTCGATATTTTTAGCCAAGTGCAGCCTGGCTTCATCATGAGCTACCCAAGCAGCCCCATCTGCAATCGCCGAAGCACTGTTTTTCGAAACATGCACACGGCCTGGACCAAAAAGTTCATCTAAACGATTTTTGACCATTGGCATGTTGACCATACCGCCCGTAGCCAAACAAAGCTCGATAGAAGCGGTGGAATATCCTTCACGCTCAAGCAAACGTTCAATACGACCTACTCCGTTGCTTATCAGGCCACCCACGATGTCCTGCAAATCCTCCCTGGACAAAGTGACATCCAACGTAGATTTATTTTCACTTTGATAGTAAGGATCAACATAGACAGTCCAATTGCTTTTGCCACTGAGCTGAATTTTTGCTTGCTCACACTCATGCAACAAACGTTTTCTTGCCTCAGGCAGGACATCAACGTCATCTCCTAGGCCTAATTGTCGAATTGATCTTTTTTCGACCTCATTGCGCAGTGCTTCATCGAAGATGTCCCCGCCAACGTCGTCAGTGCCATCGTTAGCAACTTGAACCAATAGACCATCCAGAACACGGCAAAGAGTCAAATCAAGTGTGCCGCCGCCCCAATCGAAAACCAGGAATAATTTTCCGTTGTAACGCCGAACCAAATCATCGGTAGCTTGTGAATTACGCAAGTAGCCATAAAGAGCAGCCAGGGGCTCGTGAACAAATTGCACAACACTCATACCGGCCTGCCTGAACGCCTGGCGCAACAGTGCACGTCGCCTACCCTCCATGTTTACAGGAATCGTCGCGACGACACGATTCATCTTCAAATTTTGGCCGACTCTGGTTTGCAACACGAACTGCCGAACGTGCTCCAAGACGTGCTCGACCATCTTGACCGGATCTCTTCTGACGCCATCAATGATGAATTCTTCACGGCCCAACAAGGTTTTTGGCGAGCGTACGGTACTGCCCTGGACACCCAAACCTGCACTTGTCAGTTTGTCGTGAGCCTTACGACCGACCTCAACCTTACCCCCCTCAAAACTCACAACAGATGGTATGGGCTGTTCATTGTCTAGAAAAGTAATGACCGAATCACCCACGACCACTGAGGCGAGGCTGTTCGTTGTGCCAAAGTCGAATCCGAGAACAACTTCTTTATTAGGCATTTTCATCACTCCCTAAGCTTTTGAGTTCAGAACGCAAAGCATCAACCACTCGCTCAGCGCGTTGGACCATGACGTTGATGTTCGGCGTATTGCTACGTAAAGCAGACAAGCCGACCTCCAGCATCTCCGTACTTTCATTCAATCGACGCACCAAACGACCACGCAACGATTCAATCTCGTGGCTCAAATGCATTGTTTCTGCAGCATGGCGTGTTGTCAGTTCGGTCAGGGCTTGGGTACTCTGCTCACGCGAATTGATCAACTGAGCATCACGATCTACAAGATCACTGCGCAACTGAGTAATTTCAGCATTTAGTGCTTCGACTTGGACGCGAGTCGATTCCAGTTCCCTGACTGAATGGGCTTGAGCGTTGCGTGCATCCATCATTTGCTGACGCCACCGCTGGCCAAGCCATCCAAGCACAGCAGAGTCGTCCAGGCTCGTCAATGCCCGAATCTTGTCGGCATCGGTTTCCAGTGTTCGCCCAGACTCCTGCCATGACACCTGCATCAACAGGCCAGCCAACTCCTCTAAATTCAAACTTCGGTGGCAATAAAACCATGTCACCAAAAGATTGACCGCGTTGCGTCGTCCCGCGTGGACTTCAGCAGGCTTGAAAGCGACCTCCTTGTCGTCTTCGGCTTTTTTCGGGACCGGCTGCCACGTTGACAGCATTGTTAGGGCCTCAAATGGGGACGGTGCGTCAGGTAGGTGACGCACTGTCGCTTGCAAACTCTCTGAAGAGAATGCTGGGTGCTTCAACATCACACCCATCACGAACGATGTGAACGCCTCTCTCAAGGCCGGAAAACCGACCACTTCACGACTGATAAGCAAAAGTTCACGCGGAACAGCCAACCATTCATCTGCTTGTGCTATGCCCAATAAACGCAAAACAGCTTCGTCATTGAGCCGAGGATTTTCAGCGATCTGACGCTCTACCTTTGATGACAGCGAGACACGCTGCCCCTTACGTGAATAGACATAAGAGATGAACTGTTCAAGCGTCTCAATTTCAGGCTTCGACTTCTTCGGGGTGGACTTCTTCTCATCAGGACTGCCAATCTCCTCCTGCTGGACCATCACAACGGGTGCAGACTCAGCGTCTTGTGACACAACAGAATCGATTTCTGCTTCTGTACGTGGACCTTGCACCGGCATTGGTTCTGAAAGTCTGGTTTGCCCAGTCGTTACATTGGTTATTTGAACTTGTCGTTTTTCGTGGTGTTTGCTCATGATTTACCTAATTTTTCTAGCATGGCTTGAGCCCAAGCGCTGGCATCAGCCGTACTCGACCACCTGCGTGCTATTTGACGTGCTTGGCGCATCGATTCTTGATCACCACACAGCATCAGGGCCTCTGTAGCCAACAAGGATCGCTTGAGATGGTCATAGCCACCGGGGAATCTTTTGTATCTGCTCACAATATCCTGAGCGTGCTCTTTCAGCTGGACTTGCCCCAAGCTCGCGTCCTTGAGTAAATACAAGGTGTCTTGATCCGTCAGTAAATTTTCAACCGGCCCCAAGGTAATTTGAACTTGTTCAAAATGCCATGGGTCACACAGCAACAAACCTTTGAAAATAGCAGCCGTATGGCGCAAAGCCCCCTCAGGGGCCAAGACTTGAGCATCGCCAAAATGGTTGAAATGGAATGCCACCAACGCTCTGATGCTGTTTGATAGTGGCCGATCAAACCCCGATAAAACGTCATTTGCCTGAAGAAACTTTTCCGTGTACTGATCAATTGGAATGCCCGAATCTGGCGCACGCTCTTTAGCCATGACACCGTAGAGGTATTGGCTAACGCCATGTGCATACATGCCTGCGCTCGTAAAGGATTTGCAATCTTGATTGAATCCTGCAATCGCATCGATACTGAGACTCCTATCTCGCGCCATGCGCAAGAATGCGGCCTCAACCCCCTTTAAGTCAGAGACATCTGCAACGCAAAAATCCAAAGCACAGCGAGTCATTGCTCCCGAAATACCCAGTTCAACTTCGACAAATTCCCTTCTCAAAGATGCCAGTCTTTTACCCAATTCAGCTGGGTCAATTGACAGCCCATTGAATCGACATACAAGCGCGTCCTCAACTGCAACATCTTTCGACTGAAGAGGCATCATCACCTTCAAAGGCAATTGGCCAACAGATTGGCCACGTACCATCAATGTGGGCTGCCTTAAGGGATGAGACTCAAACCGGTGACGTCTTAGAGACTCCAAATCACCGAAATGCTTATTGCATTGTTCGCAATAAAAGCGTTTGGGTGGCGAAGGCGTAAAGACGACATCGTCCAAGCCCACGGGCTCATGAAACTCTTCGTAGCCAGTGTGCCAAAACCCCATGCTCAGCTTCTCCCAGCCTTGATATGAGCTTCTTGCTTCTCCGCCAAAGATAAATGATGATCGTTGATACGCTCCCCTTTGTGCACATTGAACCAAGGCGCACTCTCCACATCCTTACCCCGGTCTTTGTCCCAGGTGATATTGAGCTTGGGTTTTTTGTTATGGCGCAGGACTTCAGCGGCCATGAAGGGGCGAATGTTCATGCGAACGCCGTCGTTCAAGTCGGGGTTCCAGCCGATGGGTTGTTCTGCCAGAGGCTTCCAGCGCACGAAGATGTCGTAGGGCTTTTCACCCTCCAAGATCAGTTCCAAACGACGCTTGAGGTCGAGTGCTGCCGCCAGTCGGGTTGGGGCTCCATCCACACCATCGCGCACGCCACCTTCTTGCTGGCGAATCCATTCACCTAGGTAAGTGTGGATCAGGCGCTCCAGATTTTTAGTGTCGAGCTTGTGGTAGTTGACCAGCGCAGCAAAGCCGTCTTTCAGGCCGTCCCACACATGCCAGATGAAGGGCCGGTGGTGGAAGCGTTTGGCGTGCTGCTCGAAGAACTTTTCGCGCAACCAGGTGTCCAACCCCTTGCCGGCCCAGTCGGCGTCAGTCAGCAGCTTATCGAGAACTGCGGGCTTCCAGCTGCCGGGCTGCATTGTTTCCCATGCAGCAATCAAGAGCTTGAGCAAGCGGTCATGTGCTGCAGGCTCGCCGCGCACCGAGGGAAGGCAGACAATGCCGTCGTCGTCGGTGTGCTCAGCCAGTTTGTCGCACTGAGCAATCAATGAGCGGGCTTCGTCGGACAACTCCATGGACGCATCGGTTTCGGCGGGCCATAGGTAACCTGCCAAGCGGGAGACTGCAACTTGCAAAGGATCAGTCGAGTGCTGAGGGTGGCCATGGAACAACCACTGTGATGGGTCATCGGAATATGGTTTGGGAAGTCCATTTGGCAATTGCTCGTTAGCTATTCGACACCAACGTTCCTCATCAAAAACAACCTTCGTAAGACTGCCGGGAACCACTTTTACCGATTGATTTAGGCGCCTAACTTCTTCGGCGTATTCACTTGAGTGGGTGTAGCACCACAGAGCAGGCAACAATTCAGAGCGCGTTGGAATTAAGGGTGAAACGGAGTCATCAAAAGGCTGCCCAGTGTAAAGGGTCACGTTTAAAGCACGCATCCTCTGAATTGCTATTCCTCGTTTCCCAACAACTGATTTTGGAGGGAAGTTGTGTGCAGTTGGGCTCTTGTGAAGCGCACCTGATTCCTGTTCCCAACGAATAAAGTCTGTTCGACCCGTGTAAAAGTCCTGTGCTATTGGTGCTTGTTGCATGAGCTCCCAAACAGTGCCTTTCGAGGCCACCTCCCAATGACGAATAACATAGCGATTGTCATCAGCTGTAACAAGTCCCTGCCAAGCTCTGGCTTTCACTTGTAGCAGACTAGAAGAATCTACCAATTCAAAAGCAACAATTGAGTCTGGATTTTTTGACTGACCCTTTTGACTCACACTAACCAATGCACCATCTCGTAGTAATGCCGCTTTCTCCAACGCCACCTTGGGTGCACTCGCATCCACACCACGCAACTCGAAACCTTCCACAGCTGGTGCATTGGTCTGGGTCAGCAAAATGATGAATGCCCCTGCCGCCTGCGGACTGTCGAACCCTCCCTCGCCCAAGCGTGCCAGCAAGTTCCACTGCACTCGCTTTAGCAACGATTCCCGCTGTTTCTTGTAACTACCCAAAAACAACCAGTTCTGCGGCATCACAATTTGCACTACGCCCGCACCTTTCTCCTGGCCCAACTCCAGACACCGCTCCAAGAACACATTGGCCAAGTCGTTCTTGGCGTCTGCGTAATGCGTTTCGCAGTATTCCTTCAAGTTGTCGTTTTGCTTCCCACGCGCCAAGTAAGGCACGTTGGTGATGACCAAGTGATATCGGTCATCCAACAAGCTTGCCGCATCGAGCAAGCCGAGAGCTGTCAACGCGTTGTTCCAAGTGGCAGAGGCATCTTCCAACAAGTCAGGTTGCTGCTCGGCTTTTAGTGCCTGCTGCAACAAGTCGGACAGCAATTTGTAATCGGCCGTGAACAAGTCACCACTTGATTTACTTGTATCGAGCAAGCTTCCCAATATGGGCGCTTGCGTGAATGCTTTGTGCAGTTGCCGCAAGCCATTCTTCAGGTCATCGGCATTCTCAACATGGTCTGGCACCAGTGCCGTCCACTCAGCGGACTTAGCACCCACCTTCAAACCGCAGCAGGCGATGTTGGGTGCAGGCATGTCTGCTCGCACACCCAGCGGGTCACCGTTTTCATCTGAGAAGCGCCAGGCAGCCAAGGCCAAGGCAAACACCGCAATCTCCACGCAACGTGCATCTAGCTCAAGGCCGTGCAAGTTGTCTTGCAGCACCAGGTCCACCGCATCCATAGCGGTCAGGCCTTCGGCAGCCATGCGCATGGGCACCAGCAGCAAGAAGGCCGCTACCAAGAAGTGACCCGAGCCGCAGCAAGGGTCCAACAGCTTGAATTTTTCTAAGGTGTCGGGCCAGCCTTCGAACTTGCCCGCAGCGGGCGTGCCGTCGTCCAAGGTGCGCAAATAGGTCAGCGGCACCGGGCAAGTTTGGCCGGGGTGGCGTGTGGTCCACCAGGCACCCAGCGAGTTGTGCAACAAGAAGTCCACCATGTAGGGCTCGGTGAAGAGCTGAGTCACGGCAGGCAGCTCGTCTGCGCCGATCTTGACCTCGGAGGCGTTGACTTCGTCTTTGCGTTTGGCTTGCCAGAACTGGTACACCCAGCCCAAACTGTCACTGGCTTTGAAAACTTCTTCGGGCAAGGCGGCCAGCAGCGTTTCCAATTTGCGCTGGTGTTCAATGGCAAAGGCCATGTCAAAAACGGGGTGCTGTGGCTTGAACACTTGCGGGAGCATGCGAGCGGCCAGCTTGCCTGCCAAGTCCCAGCCACTTTTAGCACCCAGGTTGGTGGCTGGATCTTGCGCCATTTCTTCGCATTCAGCCAGGGTCACAGGCGCACCGGGCTCCCAGAGCAGTAAACCGTTTTCTGCCAAGAAGCGGGCAAACAGCATGCGGTGCCAGTGTTCGTAAGCGGTTTCCCACACCAGGTGGCGAATGCTTTGGCTGTCGTCTGCCGCTTTGACATCGCCCAGGGCTCGGCCGTGCGCGCGCAAGCGACGGCGCAGGGCTTTTTGTGGGTCAGTCAAATAGTCAGGGGCTTTTCCCTCACCCACTGCCAACTGAGCAAGGGCAGCGGTAGCGGCCACCTCAGCCACGTCGCGGGCGGCTTTGACGGTGTTTTCTAGCTGCGTGCGCAGGGGTTTCGGCAAGGGCTGATTGTTGAGAGAACTCATACTAGGACTTGTCTTTCACGTTCTTGATCACAGCGACACGGGGCCTTGTGTGAGCTTTTCGCTCAACAAAGCTCCGACCTGGGTCAACCAGGCCTTGAGTTCAGCTTCGTCGTTGAGGGTGCGCTTGGGCAGATCAACCCGGATCACATTAGGCTTGAGCAATTGCACTGCTGCATGGCGTGCAGCCTCAAAACGGCTGGGCAGAGCCTGGGTTTTTGACACCCAGTGGTCCAGATCGCAGTCATCTAGGGCATCTTGCAGTTGTTCTGGCGTGCCGAGCTGCACAGCATCTGGCGCAGTCAGGTGATGCTTGTTGCTCAGGTCTTCGCGCTGGGTGTCGGTCAGCTTGTTCCACTCGACATCGGCAAAGAGTTGGCTTTGCTGCTGGGCATAGGCCTGGCCGAAGGCGTCGAGCTTAGCATTTAGGGCTTGGCGCAACAAGTCAACCGTTTTATCAAGTAGCGGGCGAACGGCGTCAGGATCAGCCAGAAGACTGCGCTGCGAATCGATGGCGTCCAGCTCGGCCTTCAGGTAGGCATAAGGTCCCAGGGTTTGCGCGTGACGCAGCAATTCCTTGAGCTGACTCCAAACGGGCAGGCGCTTGGCAATGGCTTCTGCGGTTTGTCCCCATTCTTTGGAAAGAGTCAGCAACTCGTCGTATCGATTGAACAGTTCCAACAGCTGTGCGTTGCCAGACTGGGATTCAATGGCCTCAACAACGGTGAGCTTGGGTGACTCAGGTGCAGGAGCATTCCCCCCTGCTTTACTGGCCTGGTCACGCAGTTTGGCCAGCAGAGCAGGCACTTTGGCCTGTTCTTCTTTGGGTTGGCAGGGCACGCCAACTTGGCTGAAAAGCTGCCTGATTTTGATGAGCTGCGGCGGTGTAATGGTGATGGATTCGCGCTGAAAACTGGCCTGGGTTAGGCGAGCACGATCCAAGCTTTTCACATCCACGGCCTTGCTCGTGGCATCAGTCGCTTTGATGTGGCCAGCGGCCAGCAAAGCATAGAGCGCACCGTCGATGGCATCACGGGGCCAGCCATAAGGAGGGCTTTCAAACTGCTCCCGTATGTCTGAGCCTTTTTTGTTCAGCCCAATGAAGGCCAGCAGCTTTTGGCACACGGGGTGTTTGTCTGCCTCTTGGTTGTGGCCTACCGCCTTCATGGCCTCCAGGTTGCCCTTACGGGCTTCGTCCAGAACTTTGCTCCACTGGTCGTGGTCAGCGGCGTCAAACTGGTTGTACAAACGAATCACAGACGACTTGGCTGCACGGTTGATGCGATCGGCCAGGTCTTGGCCGTCAGTGGCTTCTTGACCACCCGCCATGAACAAGCGCGCACCCACCATCAATTTGTCGAGCAGGTCAGCCAATTCTTTCTCGGCGTTGCGCTGACGGCTTTCCATGGAGCGCTGGGCGTCACGCCCCTCTTCGGTCGATGGACTGCCCTTCTTTTGCAATGTGTTGCGAGCAGCTTCCAGAGCAACAATGGCGTTGGTCAACCCTGTTTTGTTTTCCGCTGGCAAAAAGGCGAACAGGGTGGGGTTGTCCGCGCCCTTGGCTTTGGCCTCTGCAATCAATGAGCGCTCTTCGGTTTGCCAGCCGTCTTGCACCCACAGGAAAAGGTTTTTGTCATTGTCACGCGGCAGGGTTTCGTCGTAGCTGGGCGTGAGCTTGCGCTCAACGTTGTCTTTGCCCTGCGTAACACGGACTTTTCTCAGGACTTCGCCATAACGGGCTTTCAGCAGTTCTGTCCGCTTTTGCTCTACACGCTGGGGCGAAGACTTGAAGTCAGCCTCTTGGGCTCGGTATTCGTCGTACCAAGCGCTGGATTCACGGGTTTGCAAGCGGTATTCGGTGCCCGTACCACCCGCCAAAGCCATGACCAGGCGGTCTTTGTTTTGCAGCTGGTCTAACAAGGTGGGCAGATTTTTTCTGAGTTCTGCGGAGCCAGCGGAAAGATCGGTCACCAACAAGTCGGCCAACACGTCTTCCGTGGCTTTGAGCCCCAAGTCCACTGCCGCATCTGCTGGCAGTTTGTTGATGAGGTAAATCAACTTGAGCAGTTTTGCTTTGAGTTGACTGTCTGCATCGCCCGCTGCGAATTTTTGAACGTTTTCAAAAACCTCTTTGGGCAACTGGGCGGTCGATACCAAGTTGGGGGCAATTTGATCGTACAAAAAGTCACCAGAAACCACATGACCCAAAGGCTCATTCGCGGTGGCCAAAACAGCCTCATGCACCACACGCAATTGGCTGCGCAACTGAGACACGGTACCCGTGGTGTCGATGGTGCGCAGGACACGCTCCCAAAAACGACGGCGGACTGGCAGCAGCGGGTAATCCGACGTCATCTGTGACTCGTCTTCGGTCACATGTTCCAACTTGGTGCCCCGCAAATGGCGAGAAATCTCGCCAAGGTTAGCTCGCCAAATGGTCTCGATCTGAGGTTTTGCTGATGGCTTCTTCGCCAGGATGATTTGGCGGGTAACGTTCTCCACGTCCCAGTCGCCCAACATGACTTGCACTGGAAAGCGGCCCATGAGTCGCTGCAAATTAGGCATACCAGAAAGGGCCGATTGGCCCGTGCCCACAAACAACAACTGTCCGTTGAACTTCTTGGAAAGTGTCTCGGTCACTTCTTGGATTTGGAAAGCTTTTTCCGCGTCAGTGCCGATGTATTGCTGCACCTCGTCCAAAACCACCAAGGTCAAGGGGAACTTGCCGTTATTCAACAAAGTGGCCTCAATGGCTGCGACCATTTGTTCGCTGGTGATGTCGGTGACCTGCGGAAATTGCGCTTTCAATAACTGCCGTACTTCCGCTTCGGAAGAGCCAAGACCTGGTTGGACCTTCAATAGCGCTTTGGCCAAGTGTCCTACATACATGTGAGGAAGTTCTTGCTCCAGGGTTTTACCTACTGTTTTCAGCTCTGCTTGTAATTTTTCGACCAGATGTTCTGTTTGCAACCAGAGCACAAACTGCGCTTGGTTGTATTGCCCAGGCAAACCTTTGGATTTGTAGATGATGCTCAGCAATGCCAAGCGCACTTTGTCGCCCGCACCTGCACCCAACTTGCCCGCAGCTGCATGTAACCCACCCAGGCGCTTGCCCTGTGTCGTGAGTTCTTTCAGGTGTTCAATAACGCCGTCTGGCAATTTGGCAATGCTTCTGGCGGCTGCGCCATCCGCAAACGTGTAATCGGTCCACAAAGTTCGTAGCATTTTGGCCAAATGGGATTTACCGCTGCCGTAAAAGCCAGAGACCCAAACGCCGGGTTGCTCAGTCTTGGAGCTCAAGTTCATCAAGAACTTGTCCAAGATGGTCTCAATGCCTTTTTCGTACTGACCGTCACACACGAAGGTTTCAAGTTCATAGCGCAGAATCGACTGAGCCGACTCGGAATGGTCCTCGGATACTTCAGCCACCCCGTTGTTCACCAAGCGGTTGTCTTGCGGTGCTTTGTTGTAAATGTCCCTGTTGATCATGGTCATTGCTCTTTTGGTTTTGTTCAATTCGAATCGTTGGCGGTCAACGGAATGGCCAGGTAATTCCAGCCGTCGCGTGCGTCCAGAAGTCTGTAGGTGTGGCTATCGGGGTGATGTTCACCCGGGAAAAAGACCAACAGCCGGCCTTGAATGACATCTTTGATGCCTTCTACAACGGTAGATACCCGTGCCAGCCCAAACAGACTTCCAACCCCCAGCAACGCCACGACGGTGTTGTTGTCGGATGCATGTTGTATCTGCTGCTTGAGCTGATCAATCAACTCATTGACGAATAGCGTCAATTCGCCTGTTTGGTAACCGGCTAAGTCTTCAGGGGATTCAAAGTAGGCGTCGCGGTACTCTTGCTTCGCCATCCATTCTGGAAAGGCGTTGGTCACATCAATCAACAACCATTTCTTTTGGGCTTGTTGAGTGGCCAGCTGGAATTCACCAACATTCGCTCGCAGGCGCAGTTCATCAGTCTTGTCATAGACCGCAAAGATGACACGCTGAATGCCAGCTATACCCTCTTGCCAAGGCACGCTGAGGTGCTGTTTGTAGGTGGCGGCCAGCTTGCTGACTTTAGAGCTCATGGGCTAGTTCCTGGCGAATTTGATCCTCTGTGGGGGTCAAGCTGTCTGAAAAACGCACTTCTTTGACGCCCCCAGCATTGAGAAAAACGATCAGCCCCCGGTGATAAGCAGCATTCGTCAGCGATTCAATGTCTTGTTCTGAGCCGGGAATGAGCTTGCACCAACTGGAAGTAAACAGGCGCTGACCAGACATACCTTGCAAGTGCCCCATGAATAAGCACATGGCCACGTTGGCTGGCGTGATGACTGGCTGAGAGCGTGTTTTGCGATTGCGACCTGCCAAATACCCAGCAAATGTCCAAGTGCCATTGACGTTTTGAGCGAATGATTTCAAGGAAGCCGGGCTGAAGCGGTCTGGGTGGGTCTGCACCAAAAGCGCTTCAAGGTCTTCACGACTCACATGCTGGCCATCATGTTTTTGCAAAATGAATTCTTGAGTACCAGCCAACAATGGATCTCTGGCAAGGGCCACGGTCAATGCCAACACGGGCTGAGCTTGCTCGTCGGCTGCCCACAGGCGGCGAAACATTCGGAACAAAGGGAATTTGGGGTCCAGTCCATACAAGGTCACCAGATGCCTGTATGCGAGTTCTCTCGCCTTTTTGGTGGGTTTGCCCAGTACATTCAAATCGATAACTTGATGGGCGTACTCAGGTTCATTGGCCTCTTGCGGAACCGCGGCAAGCAGCACCTTCAAGTCGTCCAGCATCATGGTCCGGGCAGCGTGCGGGCCATTTTTCCCAAACCGGAAACCGTATTGGGTGAGCAGATCATTGCGACGGTCAGACATGCGGCTATTGCTTATTCGTAGAAAACATAAATTGTCTGTGAGCTTACCTGAGGAAAATCCAATCTTGTAGGAAGAAATGCCCTTAACTTCAGAGGCTTCGACGGTTTGAGGCTGAGACAATTTGCAAAACCCAAAGCATCTCAAGTTACTTCTTTCATATTGCTTTACCCCACCATCGCCCACATCTCCAACGGCGACACGCCAATTGCTCCTCTTGCCCGTGCCTGAGCGAGTAAGTCACGGTCTTCGGTGACAGCATCTTGACTCTGAGTGGGTATTCATCATGGGTTATGAGCAAGAGGGTGCTTTTTGATGGCTATTTTGGCTGCGGTCTGATGTATATCCGGGAAACCGATTGAGGTGACGGTAAATCAAGCATTCATGAGGATGTCCCTTTAAATCTCAGGAGAACTGAGCCCATGAACGTCGCTTAACCTTTGAGCTGAACTTCTTGGGAGAAATTCAAGCCCCCCAAGGGCCAACATGCTCCATCTCTGTTTTGTGCTGAGGGCACAACGGCTGGCCAAAGGTCAGGAATTTTTTGTACATGGGCACTTCAAAGCCGCAGCTTTTCCAACGTGCACGGGGTCGTGGGACAGAAATCTTTCGGACATGGTGGACCTTCAATTGACCATGCGGATAGGCAATTAAGCAATTGCACTGTTGCAAGCAGCCACGCCTCGCGGTTTGAGAAAGCAGTCATGGTGGTCTTCCAAATAATCAAAAAACCATGGTGCAACATCAGAGGCTCGCGCCAAGAGCCCACCGAACTGTTCAAAAACCCAGGGACGTGGTCTATTCTCTTTCCACCAAACTCAACACCCGTGCATGCAGCCCCATATGGCTTAAGAGTGCAATTTCTGCCATCTGAACAGTTGAGACAACTTTTCACTGTTCACCTGAACAGCCGCGCAGGCTCTCACCCTGAGCCTCGATCCTGACAACATCAGGGCCCTGACAAACCCAAGGAGCCCATGATGACCCAACCGACGATTGTTTTTTCCCCGCTGCAAGCGGGTGTGCCTGCAGCAGGCGGTGCGCTGGAGGTGCTGGTTCGGGTGCAAGCGCCAGACCGGCCTGCGAATCTGGCGGCAACTCATTTGCCCAAACGCCTGGCTTTGGTGGTGGACCGCTCGGGCAGCATGAACGGCCAACCACTGCAAGAGGCTCTGCGCTGCGTGACGCACATTGCCAGCCACCTGACGCCGCAAGACGCTATGGCGTTGGTGGTCTACGACGACAAGGTGGACACGCTGCTGCCTTTGCAGCCCATGCGTTCGGCCGATGCGGTGGCCAAGGCGTTAGCCGGTGTGCAAGCAGGGGGCATGACCGACCTGCATGGCGGCTGGCTGGCCGGTGCCCAGCAGCTGGAAGGCGGCACAGACCAGACGGTTTCGCGGGTGATTTTGTTGTCCGATGGACAGGCCAACCACGGCGAGACCGATTTGTCGGTGATCGAGGCGCAGTGCCGCGAGTGGCTGGGCCGGGGCGTGAGTACCACCACGGTGGGTTTGGGGCGCGGTTTCAATGAAGATTTGATGATCGGCATGGCCCGTGCAGGCGGCGGGCAAAACTATTACGGCCAGACGGCCGCCGACCTGTACGACAGTTTTGACGAAGAACTGGCTTTGCTGCAGGCCATGTACCTGCGGCAAGTCGAGCTCAAACTGTTGCCCGCGCCGGGGGTGATTGTGGAGATGATCAGCCCTGCCCAGCAGCTGACCGATGGCAGTTGGCGCATGACCGATCTGGCTTGGGGGGCCGAGGCTTGGGTGGCGGTGCGCCTGCACTTGAGCCCCAGCTCTGCAGATACGACCAGGGACGTGTTGGCCGCCAACGTGAGCGGCACCGCACTGGATGGCAACCAGATGCAGGCCCATGCGCCTGTCCTGCAACTACCGGTACTGGATACAGCCGCGTTGCAAGCCATGCCACGCAACGAGACGACCTATACCCGGCTGGAAGAGCTGGCCTTTGCCAAAGCATCTGAGCACTTGCGCCAATTGGCCAAAGATGGCGACCGCAACGCCACGCACAGGGCATTGGATGTGCTGGAAAAGCGCTTTGGGCACCACCCCTGGCTCAACGCCAAGATTGAGCAACTGCGTCAGTTGGCTGACCAAGATTCCGAAATGATGGCCAAAGAGGTGCGCTACTCCATGATGCGCATGTCACGTCGCTTGGCCTCCAAAGAAGAGATGGCCTTTGAAAGCGATGAGACCCACATCAGCGAGTCGGTCATGCCGTCTTTCTTGCGCAAGAAGGTCAGCGAGGGCAAGGGGAAAAAACAGGACTGAGCAGGTTTAGTCATCCAGAGCCCGTGGTCATGTTGGATTTGCCAATCACGGTAAATGGACGTCCCGGGCCCTATCTCATTTGCTTAGTCATTTTTCGACACACCTGTTATTGAGAGAGACTTTGACGCGTGCCAAAAGAAAAAGTTGGAGGGGCTCCGGCAGACCTGATCGGCGAATTCAGTCGGGCAGCGATGCAGACAATGGATAGCAGCGAATAAGCCTGTGGCGCGTTTTTGAACTCCCGATTCAAAAATACTGGAAAAGGACAACAGTGATGGCCATCGGCTAATGCTGCCGCCTGAATGCCGATGGCTCCACGGGGTCTGTGTCTCTCCAAAGACCTAGGCGTTGGCTGCGTGCTTGTATTTCAGCGCGGTCATACAGATCTCTGTCCTCTGCTGATTGCTCCCCCTGGAAGTCCTTGTAATGCCAAGCCATGCCGCGCTTGACTTGCTCTAGGCATGCGTCCAAGCCGCCGACCATGACTTGTCCAACTGTTCTGCCGTAACGGTCCTTTTTGGCCCAAAGCACTTGAACGTTTTTCCTGTAGACCAATGCCGACAGGGACTCTTTGGACCTTTGGCCGTAAGCCTGAGCCTTTTCTGGGGCGTCAATGCCTTGGAGCCTGATCTTGTGCTGATGTTTGTCGGCGTCCAGCACCGTGATGCTGTCGCCGTCTGATACCCCAACGACCAGGGCTTGCAAAACTTCGGCGGCATTGGCGTTGCCTACAAACAAACACAACAGCAACAACATCAATGACAAAAATCTCTTCATTCTTCGAGTTTGTCACAGGCATCGTCACTTTTGATAATTTTGACTATTTGATCTATGGACTTTGGCTAAATCACTCTCCGCGTGAGCTTGGTGTGTCAGAACTAGATCTGGATCTTGCAAATGTTGGTACCCGAAGGAGCAATCCGTTGTACGGGTGGCACCCCGCGCTCGCGGCAATGTCGCCGCAACCGCAGACTCCAACGACAACGAATCAGCCAGCCAAACGCCCCGGATCAGGTCCGCAATGACATGGCCAAGCTCAAGTCGTCCGGCGTGTCGTACTTCGCCACCGGGAACATCCACACCCATTGACGGTTATCTGTACTTTGTGCTGGGTAACGGGCTGTCGGTTTATTGAGTGGGGTTGTGATGGTCAGACCTGAGTGCTCGCCGTCGTGACACGTTGACGGCATTCGAATTCTGGCTGCCCTATTCGCTCAAGTGCTGCCATGAATGCTGGAGCATCGGTGATGCGTGCTGCTAGCGGGGTTGCTCGTGTGACCCATTCTTTTGTTTTGGGGTTAATGCCCAATGGCAGCAAGCGTGGCAGCAAGCTGCGAACCGCTGAATCCACAGCACTTCGTGTGTCGTCTGACAACTTGATCGCGCCATAAGAAGCGGGTGCTCCCAGCGGTGATTGAAACAGCGGTAGGCTGTAAGTCAGCCAACCCGTTTCAGACATCCACAGACTCAAAGTGCATCCATCGCAGTCAAACAACATGCACAAAGAACACCATCAGGGCAATCAAAGCCATTGATTTCGTCCGATATACTGGTTTTTTGTACAGTTTATTTCTCATGCTCGCCCTCATCGACGGCAACAACTTCTACGTCTCCTGCGAACGCGTCTTCCAGCCTTGGCTGCAAGGCCGGCCGGTGGTTGTGCTGTCCAACAACGACGGCTGCGCCATTGCCCGCAGTGACGAGGCCAAGGCCCTGGGCATCAAGATGGGCGCGCCTTACTTCCAGCTGCGCGAGCTCGAGCGCGACGCCGGCCTGATCGCCCTGTCGGCCAACTTCGCCCTCTATGGCGACATGAGCCACCGCATGATGAGCCTGGCCGCAGGCCTGGGCCACAAGCAAGAGGTCTACTCCATCGACGAAAGCTTTGTCGACCTGAGCGGCATCCGAGGCGACCTGGTGCGCCGCGCCCGCACCATCCGCAAACGCATCCACCAATGGATCGGCATCCCGACCTGCATCGGCATCGGCCCCACCAAAACCCTCGCCAAACTGGCCAACGCCATCGCCAAAAGCGCCGAACGCAAACCCGGCAGCTACCCGGCCCAACACGCCCAAATCTGCCACCTGGGCGCGTGCACCCCCGAAGAACTGCAGGCCCTGCTGCAGGCCACCGAAGTGGGCGACGTCTGGGGCGTGGGCCGCAAGATCGGGGCCCAGCTGCGCGAAAACGGCATCCACACCGCGCTCGATCTGCAACGCATGAGCCCGGCCGCAGCGAAAGCGGGCTGGTCGGTGGTGCTGGAAAAAACCGTGCGCGAACTCAACGGCACGCCCTGCATCGAGTTCGAAGACGAGCCCCCGCCCAAACAACAAATCGCCTGCACCCGCAGCTTTGGCCACCCGGTGACCGAGCTGATCGAACTGCAAGAAGCCATCACCGAATTTGCCTGCCGCGCCGCCGAAAAACTGCGCAAACAAGGCAGCCACACGGGCCAAATCATGGCCTTCATCCGCACCAGCCCCTTCCGGCAACAAGACCCGCAATACAGCCGCAGCGCAAGCATCCCCCTGCCCAGCCCCACCAGCGACAGCGCCCACATCACCCAAGCGGCCAACGCCATCGTCAAACGCATCTACAAAGACGGCTACAAATACGCCAAAGCAGGCGTGATGCTGATGGACCTGCAGCCCGCCACCCGCGAACAACTGACGCTGGACTTTGACGAAACCATGCCCGAAAACCGCGTGCGCCTGATGCTGGCCATGGACCAGCTGAACCAGCGCTATGGGCGTGGGACGCTGAAGCTGGCCAGTGCGGGGGCACCGAAGGCGATGAAGCTGTGGGCGATGCGCCAGGAACTTTTGTCGTCGGGGTTTACGACGGATTGGCGGGGGTTGGCGGTGGTGGGGTGATACACTTTCTTCGTTGGATCAAACCAATCGCCCGATTTAAGAACTTGCGGGGGCGCAAAAAACCGCTAAACGTCTCCAGCACTCCTGGCCTTGCGTGCAGAAACGGACGTTTTCACTGTATGCAAGGCGCAGGAGTTTTTTCATGGCAAACGCCAACACACGCACCACCCTTTTCGACAACGGCGACTTCAGCCTGCATGCCCGGCTGAGCCCTGTCACTTCCCCCGAAGATGGCCATGCCCTGACCATCACCAGCCAGCGTCAAGAGTCGCGCAATCCGCACGAAGAGCATGTCCGCTTTTTTGCCTGTCTGGATCGCGCAGGCCTGCAAAATCTGCAGCAACTGATTGCTGTGGAGTTGGCGCGATGACACTTGAAATCAATCGCCAAAATTTATTGCAAGCGCTGATCCCCGCAGGGTCCAGCCTTGCCCAGCCCGCCTGAAAGAACCACCATGCTCGGCACCCTCATAGGCGATATCGTTGGCTCTGCCTACGAGTTCAGCCACTTCAAAGGCAAAGACTTTGCCCCGCTGTTTCACACCCAAGCCCGGTTCACGGATGACACGGTTTGCACGGTGGCGGTGGCCGATGCCCTGGTGAGGGGTGCTGACCCGCAAGCCACCCTGATCGACTGGTGCAAGCGCTATGCCGAAAACGGCGGCTGGGGGAAACAATTCGCCTTCTGGTTTCTCGACGACAACCCCCAGCCCTACGGCAGCTGGGGCAACGGTGCTGCCATGCGCATCGCACCCGTGGGCCTGATTGCCAGCACAGAAGCCGAAGTGCTCAACTGGTCTGACACCGTGAGCGCCATCACCCACAACCAACCCGACGCGATGCACAGTGCGCAAGCCGTGGCACTGGCCATCTTTTGGGCGCGGCGCAAAAACAGCGCCCAAAACATTGGCCAGCAATTGACCCAACGCTACGGCTACCCCCTGCACCTGACGCCCGACGACATCCGACCCAGCTACAAACGCACCGAAAAAGCCATCGACTCGGTGCCCCAAGCCATCAGCTGCGCGCTGCACTCGACCAGCTTTGAAGACGCGATTCGCAACGCTGTGTCACTGGGCGGCGACAGCGACACCATCGCTGCCATTGCGGGCGGCATTGCTGAAGCGCTGCACGGCATCCCGAACGACATCGCGGCGCAGGCTTGGGATTACCTGCCCAAAGACATGCAGGCGGTGATCAGTGCGCTTTACAAAGAAGTTGAAAGTCCAACATGAACGCCCTGCCTCTTGAATTGCTGCAAGCCTTTGCAGAGACCCACTACACCGTGCACCACGAACCTCCGTTCACCTTGCACATCGGCCAGCCCTGCCCGCCACTCAAAACCCTCATGGCCGAGCACAACGCTTTGAGCGCGGCCTTCATCACTGCCTGGAACCCGTTCAGTCGCCAGCTGACAGACCCAGAAAACAAGACCCGCCAGGACGAGCTCAAAGCCACCCTCAAAAAACGTGGGCTGATCTGCATCGACGGTATTGGCCAACACCCCAGCAACAACTGGCCGGGCGAGGACAGCGTGTTGGTTTTGGGCTTGGATCTGGAAGCGGCCAAGTCACTGGCCAGGCATTACGAGCAACATGCGTTTGTGTGGGCTGGGGACTATGGCCCGCCCCAATTGGTGCAGCCCTGAAAGGATCAATCGGCCGACCCAGGCTCATCCCTTGAGCCTGGCATGACCTACCATTACAAAATTGACAGGAATAACGGGGTCTTCATATGCGCCTTTTGACTTGGATAGTGACTTGCGTGCTGACCGCCGTGGTCATGAGCGCATGCGGTGGCGGCGGTACCGGGACCACGTCAAACAACAGCAACGAAAAAACCGTCACCACCTTGGCGACTGCAGCCCAGCTGACCGCCAGCTTTGCGCCCGAAACCCAGGTGGCCAGTCTCAGCTGGATAGACACCTTGCCCCAAGGCACTCAATACGCGGTGCAATCACAAAGTACAGGCGGTAGCTTCGCCACGGTGGAAACCGTCAGCGGTGCAGGCGGCAACAGCGCCGTTCTGAACTGGCAACGCCTGGTCACGCAAACCACTACCTTCAGGGTGCAGGCCCTGCCCCCCACCGGTGATGCGGTCACATTGGCCACCACCCAAAAACAAACCAGCGTCACCGTCAGCGTGCCCAGTGCCACCCCGCAGATTGCACTGAACACCACCGAACCCGTATCGGACACGGTTCAACTGTCCATCGAAGGCGGCTACCAATACCCCGGCGTGAGCTGGTACGTGGACACCCGGCTCATTGGACAAGGCACGGCCAGCGCAGGTAACCCGATCAACTGGAACACCAGTAGCGAAACGAACGAACAACACCTGGTCATTGCCCGCATCCAAACCAGCACCGATTCGTTCACCGATGTGCGGCGCACGGTGCAGGTGTCCAACGTGAACCTGGCCCTGACCGCCAGCGTCAGCGCCACCACCGGCACCATCAACGTGGACGTGAGTGCCAGTTCGGCCAACGGCATTGCACGCGTAGAAGCCAGCTTTGACGGCACTCCACAACCCAGTTTGAGTGAGCCCAACGCCTGCAGCCGCTTTTGCTCAACCAACAACCTTTACCGCTTTACCGTGGACGCCGCTGCAGCGGGCTCTGGCAACCACAGCATGGTCATCAAGGCAGTGGATCGCCTGGGCGGTAGCAAGACCATCACCGTGGCCGTGCCCGTGAACAACAAACCTGGGCTGACGGTCAACGCACCGGTGGACGGTGCTTTGGTCAACGGCAGCTTGCAGCTGAGCGGCACCGCCACCAGCGACAAGAGTGGCACGCTGACCACCACCGCCAGCCTGGGCGAACTGCAGTTCATGAACACCACTGCCGCCAACTTCAGCGGCACACTGGATCTGACGGGCCTGCCCGCCAAAACCTACACATTGACGGTCACCTCCAAAGACAGCAGCAACGCCACCACCGTCGTTCAACGCAGCATCACCATCACATCCAGTTCTGCGCTCGCCTACACCCCGATCCTGAGCATGGGCACGGGCGGCCAATTGGTGGCAGCCGAAGGCCAGCAACTGCTCTACCGCACAGGCACTGAGAGCTACCGACTGCGCGATACCCAATCCAATACCGAAGTGAGCCTGACGGGTGCCAGCACGGTGGCCAACGCCACTGACTGGCAAGTGAGCGCCGGGCGCGTGTACGCCCAGGGCAAAGACACCGACTGCGTGGTCACCTGCATTTACCAATGGAGCGCCGACGGCACCCGACGTAACCTGACCCTGGCCAACCCTTATTCGACCACCAGCAGCGTGGGCGGCGGCTACTTTTACGACCTGAACCCGGTGGCCAAAGGCGACTTCGTCATCTGGGTGAACTGGGCAGGCCTCAATGCGGGCCACTACACCCTGTACACCCGAAGCACCGACAGCTTCACCAAGATCACCATGCCCGCGGGCACCAACTATGTGGGCAACACCGATTACGACGTCACCATCGAGGGGGGCGCGCTGCGCTTTTTCTTCTGGGGCCAAACCGGCGGAGACGGCATCAGCAGCATCTTTGACGTTTACCGCTGGGACGCTAGCAGCAACACCAGCACCAAGCTCAGCGGCGGAGGCGCGCGCAACATCTACCCGCAAACCGATGGCGTGACCGTGATCTGGCAACAGACCCCGATTGGTGGCAGCATCGACAGCACCAGCACACTGGTGAGCCAGCCCATTGCGGGCGGCACATCGAGCACCCTGGCCACCAACGCCACCGGCCTTAAAACAGCCGACGGCGTAGCCGCATGGTTGGAGAGCACCAGCAGTAGCCGCACCCTGAAGGCCCGCTATGCCGACAGTGTCAAAACACTCTCAACATTGAGCACCGCCACCCTCTACGGCACCACCGGCGGCCAAGTGGTGTTTGGCGAACAAGGCAAAACCTACAGCTGGAACGCCAACACCAACAGCAGCACCCTGCGCCTGGACACCGCGCCCGGCCAAACCATCGTCAGCGGCAGCTACCTGTACTTTGTGCTGGGTAATGGGCAGACGGTTTATCGGGTGGGGTTGTGATGGGGATGATTTCGAGTGGGAATTCAGAGGTGGTGAAGGTGGGCATGATGCGACCGCCTCTTCAGTCACCCATTACCGGGTCCATCTGTTTTCGACTTTGTGCTTGAATCTGCCTCTAGAACTACAGATTCATTTATGTTAATTATTCAAATTGCTCTTGGAATTGTCTTGGCAGTCATCGTGCTTATGTTCTTGCCTCAGATATTTTCACTTGGCATTTGGGTTGCTCTTTTGGCGCTGGGTATAGCAGTAGTTGTAGGAATATTTTTTTTGGCTATAGAACATTTGGCAGTGACATTAGCTTTAGCGATAGTCGTTGGGGCAGTAGCTTTTGGAGCATTTATTTCTGGATCCAAAGAAAAGTTGAAGGCCGATCATGATCAAGTGAAGAGGCGACGGAAGAGTCTTGGTTATGACGAATGACTCCTTGGTCGTTGCTCAAAAATTAGACTGCAGAAAATCAACCCGAGGCCGGGTGCAATCAGGATCAAAATGAAAAACGCAGCTTTCGCAATCATCACGGCAGCAGGTCTCACTGCATGCAGTGCACCACCGCAGATCACCGAACGGGCGTTGTCTGTTCAGGTTCAGCGTCAATATTCAAACCTGCTCGATAAATGCCAGCGTCTCGGTCCGGTGACTACCCGTGGCGAAGGAAGTGCCACGTTTGCAGCGGCTAATTCAACCCCGAACGATCTCGCAACTTATGCGGCAGAGATCAAGGCACGTGAACGCGTGATTGACATGGGTGGTGACACCCTAGTTCTTTTGCAAGCGGACCTTGTGTCTGTTGTGAAGGGCATACCAGCAGCTGTCTTCACCATGCAGGTGCAAGGCATTGCTCTGCGTTGCAATTAGTAAATTGGACCTGCAACCCGCCACCCGCCAACTTGGATATGGCAACCAGGTTTTGCGGTCTACATCAATCAAGTTAGGGCTTATGACCATCGGCATCCTCCTCGAAAACTGTGTCGGCGTCGAGCTGATCGGGAACCGCTTTCACAATATCGATCAGCCGGTTGTCGCCCGTAGAGTTTCGGGGCTTACCGCTACCGGAAACGTCGCAACATACGGGATGCTCGCCGAGAGGCCGCAGCTCCAGAGCACGCGAGTGCTGGGAATTGGCGGGTTCCAATTGCATTCCCTCGCAGTAGCAATTTGGAGGATATACCGTGCCTGATAAGCCAATTGACAAACAGCCAATGTTTGACCTAAGCGACTGCGAGGATGTCTCTCTCCGTGGCAACGTGACTGCGGGCTCGAAATTGCTCAGGGCCGAGCGTACTCAAGGAATACAAGCAGACGGAAACAGCGCCGGGTGTGGATTGGATCAAACGCCGAACGAAAGCAGTGGTCTGATGAAGAGCGCGCTCAAGTGGATCGGTAGCGTTGTTACGACCTTGTTGATCGCCTATATCGTTTACCGCCTAGGCTGGAACTGAGAGCGCTCGACATGAACCCCAACAAGTCAATCGAAACGGACGTCCTATCGGCCGGCTTCGCCAGCCTACGGTCTGTCGGTCATTTCCGACGGTAGGTCCCAGATTCCAAGAGCATGAACTGAAGTGGACCCCGAATTCGGGACAGGTGTTTAAGTGGGACACTGTCTAAAGAAACCGGTTACCAATGACTGAATCAAAAAAGCGCAGGCTTCATCCACCCGAGCTCAAGGCCAAGCTTGGCTTGGAGGCGCTTGGTGGCATTAAGACCATCAACCAAATAGCCCAAGAGCACGGCGTCCATCCGATTCAAGTCGGCCAATGGAAGCGAGCGATCCAAGCCCAGGCCAAAAGTCTTTTTGAAGGCAAGCGCGGGCCTCAACCGGTTTCTGCCGAAAGTGCCCCCGACCGTCTCAACGGTGAGATCGGGCGCTTGAATATGGAGCTGGACTGGCTCAAAAAAAGTCCGGGATCAGCCAGCCATGATCCGTCATGCTTGGATAGCCCCATGACATATCCTCTGCCTGAAAGAGACAGAACAACATTGACCGCATTGATTGGCGATCTAGTGCTGATGTGAACCCATGAGTGTTCGTAGATCATTTGACCAATGCCAAGCTGCTGCATACAAGGCAATAACGCATGGCAAATTTCTAAGGGCGTTCCAAAACCTGGTGCCTTAAAGTCCAGTGCCTCAGCCTTCACGTGATCTGAACTTGGACCGCTGCCAATTGCTTTGTTCAGCTCTGGGCAGCGATACCCAGAGCTGATCCACATGGGGGTGCCAAGTACCTTGCGAACCAGTTCTAACATGACTCCAGTGAGCATTGCCGCTTCAAGGAGGTTTTCCGGAAGGCTGTTGTCATATCCCAACCTGTCTGCAGTATCCGAATGGGTAAATTCATAAAGCGTCAAATGGGGCGAAAGCCGCTCGGTAATGTTCATGGGGATGGGCTCGATTTATGGAGAAGTTCATCTTTGGCCCGGCTTCCAGAGGAACTGCCAAAGTAAAAAGCGATGATCCCGGTCCAGGCGGTTCCCAAGCTTCCTAGCATGAGAAGGAGGGCCTCACTGGTCTTGAAGTGCTCAGTCATCAGGCCAATCAAGATGCCAAAGAATCCGAATGTCACCACGATGGCCATAGCACCTGGGATGAATGAGTTGCTTATGGACTGCATGTCCCGTGCTGACTTACGGTCATCCACGGCCAACTTTGCAAAGTCGAGCCCCATCTCTTGCGCCCTTTTGGCTAACTCAATCTCTGCTACTTTGATCTGGGCAATCTGATCAGCTGAGAGCTTCCCCTCGGCGATGGTCTTGATCACATCTTTGGAATCAATGCCGATGGCCTTGCTCACGGCCTCCACGGCAAGGCCTGCAAGCGGTCCCCCAAGCGCTGATGCGATGGTTGGTGCAATCGTTTCAAGCCAGTTCATTCTTAAACCCCGATCAAATTTTTAATCAACTCAGCAGCAAAGCCTGGACCCAAAAGCACGGCTGCAGCAATGACCCAAAGGCCTACCTCAATGCGCCGCATTCTTGTCCTTCCGTGTTCTAGACTGTCATTGATCTCTTTGTATCTCTCAGCGCAAACGGCGGCATGAACCGCAAACTCTTTGTCAAGTTCGTACATAAAAACTTTCTTTGGGCGAAAAAAAACCACCTCAAAAGGTGGCGTTGTGAATGTGGAAAAATATCAGGGGGTGGTTGGCCAAGAAGCAGTGAGCTGGTCAGCCTGCTGCATGAAGTCGCGCAAGGCTTGGCGGTAAGGAAACCATGCCGTTTGCGTTGCCTGTGGCACGTCGGGCAACTGAGTCCAGTCGCTCATCAAAAGCAAATAATTGCGCTGTATGCGGACATTTTCGATGGTCTGAACTTGAAAGACTGGCGTCACGTTGTCCCGCCACATCAAAATATTCCCGTCGTAAATCCCTCGGGTAAATCCCTCGGGTAAAGCCCAAGCCCTGCCAAGACAACTCTTACACCGCGCTCTGCGGCAAGGCTCAGCAACTCGCTGAAATCATCATTGCACATCAGCAACAAGTTTTCAACGAGAGCAGGATTGGCAGGATCGGTCATGTTGTGCTCTCAAAAGATTGACTCTTAAGTGCATGCCATCAGGATAGGCAAAGTGGCTGCAGGCGTGACTGCTATCAAGTCATGGATGACCTCTACATAGAGATTGCGAATGGATGCGTTAGTGGGATCAGATGTGTGCGGCGCGATCACCTCGGCAAAGACCGAATTGATCTGGGCTGATTTGACCTTGTCCGTCCAATCGCTGATCACCTCACCGAACAGGTACGCGAACTGCACGGCCACGTCAGTTCCCCATCCCTATTTGCATAGCGTTCACGGCTGCTGCAGTCCATGCCGTACCACCGGCATCGGTGAGAAACGGTGCCTGCGTGACGGTGTAGGTGCCAACTGAAAGTGTCTGCGTGGTACCGGAGATGGTTGTCCCGCCCGTCTTGAGTTTAGGCGTCAGGCTGGTCGAGCCCGACCCCGTATTCTGGCCGAATAAATACGCAACGACCAAATTAATGCTTGCCGGGGTGTAGGCCAGCGCCGGGAATTTGAAAAGATCAACGTTTCCGGTCCCGGTATCGCTCACGTAGTTGGTCGACGAATACCCGCCATTGACCATGGCGAAGTGTGAGGTTCCAGTCTTTGGCGTGAATTGGGCAAGGTCACCATCTGCATTGGGCAGCAAAGTGGAAATTCGCCGTGGCCCCAATGGGTAGGTGTTGAAACTGCTGCCCTGGTCATCCCAAACGATCGCATCATCAATCCAGCCGTTTCCAGAAATTACATATCCGATACCGAATGAAACCGAACTGATGGCCACCAGAGAACCGAGGTTGCCGGTGTAAGTGCCTTGGATCACACCATCAATGTAGAGCTGAGTATTCCCACTCGCCCCATTAAGGTAGTAGTCAAGTTCAATCCAATGGAAATTACCGTCATTGACCGTAACTGACGAGGTGAGCATGGCCGTACTGCCGCCATATCCAGTAACCACAATTAGCCCCAGGCTTGAGAATCCGCAGATGTGCTGTCCGTTGATGGCGAGCAACGGGTTTCCAGAGTTCAATCCGTAGGAAACGGTTCCTGATGTGTACTTCAGGCTCATGGCCAGTCGCACCCTGGAACCGATCGGGATCGCGACTGCTTTGGTGAGAACCAAGTTATACCCGGAACCGGAATTGGAGACAGCTCCGCCCCCAAATCGGCCTGTCGTCGCAGCAAAGCTTGCCCCGGCAAACGTTGACCACTTTGCACTCAGGTTGGCAGAGGTGGTGTAGCTGTCAAAGCCATCACAAAATCGGAATGTCATTTATTTATCCTTGTAAAACTTCAGCGTGACCCTGCCAATGACAAAGAAATATTGGCCAGCGTCGAATCCGCCGTGGCCTGGTTTGTGAGCGTGAGCAATGAACCAGCAGCCAGCGTCACGGCTGCAGCGAACGTAAATGTGGCGGTCGAGGCTCCAGCGGCAAAGTTCACCGTTCCAATGCTGGATCCGTTGCGGGACAACGTGAGGGTGACTGCTGCTGCAGCAAAGGTGATAGACGACCCGTACGATCCGGCAAGATTCAGTGGCAATGTCACCGCACGCGGCACGATGATCCGGCCCATGGTCTGGTTGCCTGCAGGCGCACCCGGGAAGAACATCAAAAGGTCATAAGGCTGACTTCCTGGAGCCAACAGGGCGGCAGGCACGTAGGAGCGCTGGTCGGTATAGCTGGTCACCGTGCTGGCACCCGTCACCACGGTGTACAACGGAATCTTTCCGGCAACGAACCCCGTGGTGTTGACCGTCACCGCCCCGGTTGTAGCATCGGCCATCACATAGTTGGTGCTACTGGCCGTGAGGATTAGGGTCCCATTGGTGAGTTGGCCGTTGAACCAGCCGCCGTAGTAGCCCCAGGTGAGCCCTGCACAGGCGCTTGCGCGCCTGCCCCAGATCGTGGCCGGACTGGTCGCATCAAACAAGGCATTGGCCGTGACCTCCTTGCTGCTTTGGTTGGTGGCGATCGTGTCAAGTAGCGAGGTGCTGTTGGACATGGGTTAGGTCTTTATCCGTTTAAGTTCGCCGTGTAATTTCGCCGTTGAATTTCAGCGTTGAATCGTCGTGGTGGCTGCATGTCCCAAAACGCCCTGATCACTGTTTTGCGCAATAGAAAAGCCGATGCTCTGACCGACCGTGAATCCATCGGCGTCCATGCTTGCTGCCGAATAAATCCAGCTTTGCGCTGCACTCACCGTAGTCGTGCGCATCAACAGGTTGCCCTTGCGCACCACAAGCTGATAGGTCTCGGCACTCTCGTCCAGCGGGACATCGGTACCGTTCAACCAGCCCGCATTCAGGCGTGCGCGGCGTGTCCAGCTTAAGGTGATGTCCCCCGTTGCATCGCTTGATCCAGCCACAGCCGTGAAACCGGACGGCGCAAGTGGCCTGACACAGGCTTCGCTCACCGTGACCGAAACAGCCGAGGCAGTGCTGGTCACCTGCCCGAGTGTGGTGGGCATGAACTTGATGGTTGCGCCCAAATCGGCGATCTGCAGCGGTACCTTGTACAGCGTTGAAGCGCTGAGCAGAACGAACACATCACTCGAGGTATGAGACACCATGGCCCACTCGGTGCCCTGCCGGGCTCTGAGAAAGCCCGTGAGCTTGTAGGTTCCAGTACCAGTCAAGATGGCATCCCGAAAGAACACCAATTCCTGGCCAATCAGGGCAAAGTTCACCCCAGCAATCAAGCCATTGTTGTCAGTTCCGCTCAGGGTTCCGCTGACCAATTTGACCGTGAGGCTGCTGGCTTCATCGGGCATGTTCGGACCTGCAAACGCAGGCAGTACGCCCTGGGTGAACCCCACCGTTGTTTGTTTGGTCAGAGTCACCAGAGGCACAAAGGTCACGCCATCGTGGGAGAGCTGGATCGCTGCGCCAGGCCAGGTGCTGTCGTACCCGCAAGCTCCGATGTAAAGCGCCTGGCTGCCATCTACATCCCTCAAGGGTGGCATATCGATCACAACCAGCTTCGTGGGCCCTGCATAGCTGAGAACGGGTGGCTTGTACCCTTCAGCGGAGCCCCCAACGGTGGTCACATTCAGGTCATAAAGGGTTGGGTCTTCACTCACTGCCGTCCAGCGCAGCTGACCAAGCCCCGTGTTTTCACATTTGGTCAGGCGCACCACCAACTCGTAGCCCGAGTCTGGGTCAATCAGGGTCACCACATCGGATGGCTCGTACTTCAGATAGGCATAAGTCGTGGCAAAGGTGTAGTTGGTCCGGCAGATCCACTGCGACCAAAGCATCAGCTCGCAGCGCTGGCGCGCCTCGTCGTCCATGAAAACCACCGGCAATTGCAGGGCTGACTTATGCACCGAGGTGGTGACCGCTCTGAAAGCACGCTGGGTGGCGTTTTCATAGTCGTTTTGTGCGCCCAGGTACGTGATCTCCACCAACTGCGGCAAATCCGTCTCTTGCGTTCTGACACTGATCAGCGGATTGACCGCCTCCTCCGAGCCCGGAGTGTTCGATGCGCCCAGGTCTGCGCTTGGGATCGTCACGCAAGAAGAACCGCCTCGCTTAACGAATTTGAGCTTGCCATTGGTGTCACTCGCATCGAGCATGTAGGCGGCCATGAGGGGTTGCAAATTGCTCTTGGCGGCAGATCGACCCGTCAGGGCGTAGCCATAAACCGTATCGGTCAGTTGGGACACATCGATCTGACTGGCCTGCAGCCCGACCCTTTCGCAGATGTCGCTCACGATCGACGACAAGGCAACGCCTTGTTTGTCCAGCGATGCGTGAGCCACACTGAGTGAAATTTGATCAATGCTTAACGCATTGATGTAGAGGACCGTCGACTCGTTCACCACTTCCATGGCGTGCGGCGTGATCAGCGATGGAAAGTCAAAGACTCTTGTCTGGATGCCCGAGACGATGTCGAACTTCCACACACCCACGCCATTGACCGCGCCATACATCAGGCCATCGCTCAGCACGTGACCTAAAACCAGGCCATGAGGTGCACCTGAAAAAGCTGTGCCAACCAAAGCCAGGGTGTTCTTGTCAAATTTCAGAATGTCCCCCGTTGCAACATCGGCCGCATACAGGTAGCTGGCAGTGACACCCAACAAACTCCACTGACCTGTCTGGGTGCTTTGCGTCATCACAGGGCCAACCATGTTGGAGCGGTAAATCCCATATCCAGAGTCAAAGTCACAGTAAGTCG